CCGTCGATGGATACATGCGCTGCACTGTTCGCATTGGACAGTGCTGACAACGCCTGCGACAGCACAGATACCGCATTCGCAACCGATGTCACTCGGCCATCAATCGACACATGCGCGGCACTGTTTGCGTTAGACAATGCTGATAGTGCTTGCGATACGACGTTCACCGCACTGATACGGTTCGCAATCTCTGCTGATACTGCGTTGCTGACTGTGGTGATCGCGGCGGACAATACGCCATCTGCGCTAGTCCTGTTCGCCGCTTCTACTGAAACCGCATCAACAACTTCTGCCGACGTAACCGATCCACCGCCACCAACTCCAGAATTAGCCGATACACGATCTGCCAACGAACTGATCGCGTTAAATACTTCTGCGCTGGTTACGCTTCCGCCACCACCGACACCGCTATTCGCTGATACGCGATTAACCAGCGACGTATGCGCGTCAGACAGTGCGCTCAGTCGGCTGTCAACGGATGCCAGGTTTACGGACAGTGACGATGCCTTATTCGATGCCGCGTTAGCAACAGACAACGCATTCGCTGCTGCGACCGAAACAATCGACACCGCGTTACTGATCGCGTTATCAGCACTGGTCATCTGCGCCGAATTCGATGCAATCGCCACCGATAGCGCAGACGCTTTATTCGACGCGGCATTAGCCACCGACAGCGCGTTCGCAGCAGCAACCGATACAACCGATACCGCGTTACTCACTGTGGTTACTGCCGCCGACAACACACCATCGGCACTCACACGGTTTACGGTTTCAGCACTTACCGCATTACTCACCGTCGTCACTGCGGCTGACAGCACGCCATCTGCGCTCACTCGGTCAACAATAGCAACACTCAGCGCGTTCGATACCGTGTTAATTCCACTCTGCGCCGCAACCGATACGGCGTTCAATTCCAGCGACGTTACCGAACCGCCACCACCGCCAGTCCCAGAGTTAGCAGATACACGATCAACAAGCGACTGGTGCGCCGCAGACAGCGCAGCCAATTCTTCCGGCAAACTCTGAACGTCCAGCAGTTCGATGCTGATCTGATGGTCTGCGTCCCATGCCGCTGCACCCAACGGCCCGAAGTTACTGTTCGACGATGTGGTGTGGCGGACTTTTCCCATTATTGCACCGTCTCATTTCCGGCCATCGGCACAACTTCAGCACCTACGGTCTGCCCGTTCTGTTTAATCAGCGTGATCTGCTTTTTCGCATTCAACGTCTGCATGATCTGACCGATGCCCTGCATAAACTGTTCGTGCTGCTGTTGCATCGCGGCCAGCGTAGCGTTCTGCATCTGATCTACAGTTTCTTTCTCCGCAGTTTCTTCAGCCTCCGCTTCGGCAGTTTCTTCAGCCTGACGTTTGGCCTCTTGTTTCATAACCATCGAATCGACCATCATCTGCATTTTCGATTCGTGCTTGCTAATCATCGACTGAATCTGCATCAGTGCCTTGTCGATCTCAATCTGCTTATCCAGCATCATCTCGGCCTCGGCAAGCTGCGCCTTCTGATTCAGTTCCTGCGATTTCGTCTGCGACTCGGCGCGGATTTTATTCATCTCCACAACCATGTCGGCTTTCAACTGTTGATTTTCCTGCATCGTTTTCTGAAGCTGCTGCCGCATGTCCTGCGCTTCCTGCTTCATCTGTTCCATCTGCTGCTGCGCTTGCGGCGGGATCTGCGGCGTTTCCTTCATCATCTTCAGGATGCGCTCTTTATTCGACAAGGGAGATGCTTCGATTACGGCCATCGGCGGCATCGGGAATCCAGACTTCACCATCTCTCCGATAGTCTGGAAATCCTCGACCTGCTGCGACACCGTATCCGGTGCGTCAGTCAGAATCAGATCAACGTCCAATTCAGCAATGTTGTTCTCAGTCACCATTGCTTGCATGGCCGGATCTTGCGTGGCACGCATTTGCATTTGTTGCAGCATCTCCCTGGGCGCTCCCTGCTGCTCTGCTTGAGCCAGCATCTGCTGGCCTACCGTCATTTTACGATTCAATCCAACCCATTTCAAGTTATTTTGATCGTCGGTCACTCGCACCCATTTTTCACCCGTCCAATACTGCCGGATACGGTTCCAGATTTTCCGGTAAACGCGATAGTCCATATCGCGCAGCACCTCGAACATCGGCGCGTTTTCTGTCTGACCCGCCATCTCCCGCGACCGCAGCGCAACACCACTCATGTTCCGGTTTTCCTTACCGGACATCGCCGCTGAATACGAAACGGAATCAATCTCACCTTTCGCCTCGGCCAGCAGATTAAACTGCGCCTGCGCCATGTCGCCGGTTTTCAGAATCTCAAACGACTCGCCAACCGGCTGATCCAGTTCCACCACGCCGTCCGGTTTCGACAATTCCGACCGCAGTTTATTCACGTCCTCGACGGCACCACGCTGCACCGCAACCTGCCTTACCGACATCAGGTGCAGCGCCTTCGACCTGCGTTTATTTATTTCGTCCTGAATATCCAGCAACTGCACGCACGCGCCGTATCGGTTATTATCCCTGTCGATAAATAGCGAACCAAACTCATACGGCCATTCGGTTTCTCCGGTGTCCGTCTTATACGGCGACTTTTTCGGTTCCTCGCAGAATCCGCCCCGCGTGAAACAAGCGTAATACACTTCGCCTGCCTTTTTATAATACAACTCTACGATCTTACAGCGTTTCCGGCTGTCATCCATCCATTTCGGCTTATCTTCATACGTTTCCGAGCCTTCCTGCATGGTTTCCAGAATATCCTTCGCGTTCGGATACAACGCAATCGCTTCGTCGTAGTCCATCCAAACAACCTGACCCAAATACCGCGCATCGCTAAAATCCTTACGCATACTTCTCGGATCAAAAATCATCCGATCCCACGGAATATTATTCAGCGTAATCGTTACTTCACCATCCTTCGCCGGTTTCGCAATCACCTCTACGCCACCAGTTCCCTCCATCAGCAGGTTTTCCCAAGCTGCTGACCGCTTTTTATTCCACGACTGCGCCTGCAACACATACCGGATCGCTTCGGTCGCCGCCGTCGCATCTGCTTCGTGCTTCGGTGTCCTCGGAAACGCCCGAACCGTCGTCCGATTCGACTTTTCCAGCCCCATCAACCCGTCCATCTTCGGTTTTATCCGGTTAATTACCGTCGCCGCCTGCTTTCGCTCCCGCAGCGCGTTCTTTTCTTCAGCCGTCCACTGCTTACTGTCGTAATAATCACGCGATTTTTCCGATAACGCACGCGCATCGGTCGTCAGTTCGTCCGCGTCGTTCACCCACTGAATAAACTCCGCGTGCTGCAAATCCAGATCGCTGATTTTTTCGCCGGAACTCTTAACATCAACCTGCTGCGACGTTTTTTTCTGTTTTTTAGCCATTATTTTTCCTTAAATAATTTTCCAGTCGTTCGACGACGATTCTTCACGATCAAATCTCAGCCACCGATCCCTCTTTTCAACAATTTCCTCACGTTTCTGCGACCACGGACGCGACATGCACGCATACCTTACATCGTCATACGCGTGATCTTCCTGATCCGTGTCCACGTCCTCCGGCTTATTCTCATCCATCACCATATCCGGCAGCGTCCGCCAGAATCCGTCGTGGCAATTCGTCGTCGCATATAACATAACACCGTCCTCGTTACCGGCAATCCGGTTCCGCACCTCTAAATACCCTGCCGCACGCGAATTATCCGCCCTACGCAGCGGAACTCCGTTTTTCAGAAACGTCTCCGCGTGCGACGGCCCACCGTCTACCTTCCACATCGACGGATCTGCCGCCAGATACGCAAGCCTCCTACCCCTGAATCCTTCAATTCCGGCCAGCTTCGCCTTAATTCCGCGTGCGACTTCGGCAACCTCTAGCCGTTTACCCTCGTTCGCGGTTCCAGTCCAGCCATACCACTCGCCCCACCGGATCAGCGCACCACGCGGATACCTGCGGCCATCTGGTAATTCGTCGCCACTCGATACCGTCCATAGACCAAAACTAAACGGCCTGCTACTACCCCAGTCCAGCGACCCGAAACACGTCCACTCCCTCGGCGGCGTAAACGGTTCAATCCCATGCACGTCGCGCCGCAGTTTTTCAAACGCCTGACCCGCGACAATATCCCAATCGCCGTCCAGCATCGCACGAACCATGTGATCTGCACCCAAACCGCGCAGACGGTCGGCATACATCGGATCGTCTTTCGTCAGGTGCGGATTATCCGCCAGCCTCGCCGGAATAAACTGCCGCAGCATACCACCCTCGGTCGGCGGCGTTTTCCAGATTTCCATCGCCGGTTTCGGGTGAATAAACGCTGCCTTCACCCACGCGTGACCCACACTCCCTGGGTTACTGCCGCACTCAATCCTCGGCAACCGCGTCTTATATTTATCCGGTATCTTCAGTCCCGATATGCGAACCCGCGACCGCAGAAACCGATACTGATACGAAGAAAAATGCGTCAACTCGTCCATCATCAATACGTGAATCTCCGCACCACGATACTTTTCCACGTCGTTTTCGCTGTCGCAATAACACAGGTGCAGAACCGCCCCGTTCCAGAACACAAACTCGTTCTCCACCGCCCGATACCGGACGTGACCACTCTGTATGTGATCCGCCAGCAGCGCGTGAAACGATGTCGGCCCCCTCAGATGATTATCTCGCAGATCCGGCAGCGTGCGGCGGAACATATACACCTGAATCCCGCCCACCTCCATGCACCAGCGGATCGCGCTTACCCGCATCAAATACGATTTGCCGCCACCAGCCGCACCACCGAACAGCGTTTCCGTTGCCGGTGTCTCCATCGCCAATCCCTGCTTCGGCTGTAGCTGAATATCCATTACGACATTACGCCGCGTTCGCCACATTTACCACTGACAGATCTGGTGCTACCAGCAGATCGGATTCCACCGCATCCACCACCACCGCATCCTCCACATCCAGCGGCGGCGCTACCACCTCGGCCTGCGGAATCGACGGCAGAATCCCGTTCACCACCACGTTAAACGTCGGCACCACATTAACCTGATGCTCGACCTTCTCCCCATACACCTTACTCGCGTGATGCTTCGCCAGCCGAAACCGCGTCTCAATCTTCAGCTTCCGGTTCGCCACGTCCGCTGCATCAACCCCGCCGCGCTCCGTCTGCCCTGGCTCCGTGTCCGCAATACCCACCGCCTCACTCACCAGCGCGTGCGCCTGAATCTCCAGCGCCCTCTGATACAACGTATATCTCTCCACGTCCGCCATCAGCCACGTCATCAACTTCCCATACGGAATATCCCACGCCTTCGCTATGTTCGGCAGCGTTTCAATCTCCCCCGTCGATCCCGTCATCCGCTGGCACATTTCGTCCAGCGTCACCTCCGCATTCTCTGGACTCGTTTTCTCCAGAAATCGCGCAATCCTGTCTGATCTTAACTCCCCCATACGTCATCCTTACCAATCTGATCTTTACTAATACCCTGCTCGACCTGACGCATCGCCAAATACCTCTCCGCCCACTCCGCATCACTCGCCGCAATCAGCGTGTCCAATACCGCACGCCAACCCGCAATACTTACATCCTCCTGAACCAACGCATTTACCCCACTGAACTTCGCACTCTCAACACGGTATCTAGCGTAGTAAATATCCCTCAACTTCTCCGGCGTGATTTCCGATAACTTCATGCACCCCTCCCGTTAGGTGGCCGACCACATCAGCACGCCGCGTATCTGCACCAGCTTAGTCGGGAGACTAATCGGGAGGATTTGCCAGTGAATATCGCGCTCGTCTGACGGGTCGGCCATGCGCTCCTTATACCCCACATATCCACACATTTGCAAGTGACCGCTTACTTCATATTTTTGGCGGATATTTGGGGATGCGTATATATGGCAATGGCACAGCCCCCTTGCCGCTGTTAGTGAACACTAACCCCCCCTGGGTCAGTGAACGCCCACATCGGGCCAGCGCGTCGGTTAGTAAGCACTAACTAACGTGAGTGTGCACTAACATGACATGGATGCGACATGTGGCGCGGATCAGACAATTGCGCATAAGGTAGATTATGTAAAGTGTGCGGATCAGACAGGTGAGTGCTTACTAACTTGTGCGGTGCAATACGCCAGCCGGATATGTTAGTGGGCACTAACTGATCCAGGCGCGTTGACCGGCCTGATAGCTGGCTTGCAGGCAAAACCGGCGGCAAAACCATACGCGCATCCGTTTAACCCGACACGATGCAGCAATATATGTCATGTGTCGCGTCAATAGTGTAGGGTGTCGCATTGATGTCGCATCTAACATAAATTCGGCTCATGACGTGCGCGAAGGACATTTAGGTTTAATGCGACACTGATGCGACATGCGACACTGACACGCTATTGGATTTACGGCATAATCGACACTTCACAACACTAATGGAGATTGCCATGCGAAAACTGCCGAATTGTCCTGTGCTGCTGAGGATGCGCGAATATGAGGCCGAGAGGATGCGCCAGTTAATTGATGCGGGAGTAATGGGCGCAAGCGTAACCGGTGCGGATGCGGCGAAAGCGTTAGGGGTTAGCGTGAAGCGTGCGGTAATGGCGCTGGAGGCGTGCGGATATGTGCAGCGCAGGTCGGCGCGTGGCCGGTGGTATTCATGGAGTGATCTGACAGAGTGACGTAAATTGCGGTCATATTGTGACGTAAATTGTCAACAGTTTATTGTGTTGCGGGGTTATTGCGCGGCTTTGGTGTAGATAATGCGCGAATTTGTGCGGTTTTTGGTGCGTGTTATTCTGGCATGATGTTTGCATATATATCGGCATACGGCGGATAGCCGGATAACCTGTAACCGGAAAAGGGGTTTAAATCATGGAAAAATTAGATTGCGGCCACGTAGCAAGTCCGCACAGTGAATATACAACGGGTTATGGCGTAGATAGTTCGGGCAAAAAACACTGTTATGCGTGCTGTCACGCGCAAGACTTGGCGCAATTGAAGGATACGACAAAGCCATTTTTTGCATACGTCAACGGCGACGGTAAAAGTATTACCAATTGGCCCGGATCAACTTTAATGCGTATCACTTCAGAATCAACTGGTCGCGGCGGTTTTGGCGGTCGCATGTATTACTACCGCGCAATTGACGCGAACGGCCAGCAATGGCACGGTAAAAATGCAGGGCGTGGAATGTGCATCAAATTGAAAGCGTGTAGGGTTTAATTAACTGACAAGGAGTAATAACCATGACAAAACGCGAAGCCGAAAGATTGACGCGCCAGATGGATACGCTGAGGGCGCTAGGATTTACCCGCGACGAATGCGACAGTTTGCGCCGTATAAGTATGACGCTGCAAAGATGGCACGAACGCGAGTGCGGCACGGATGGCGGGTGCATTGAGCGGGATGAAACCACAGGGAAGCCGTATTGGGTTTCTACCTGGGGCAGTCAATGGTCAACGGGTAAACGGTGCCGGACTGCGATCCCTGACCGCGAAACCGGCGCACGTAATCGGTTGGCTGCGATTCTGGCGGCACGGAATGAGCGCCGCGCATGGGCTAACGATTGCCCATCGCACGCCGTCGGCACCGTTACAATATACATTCAAGGCGATCCGCGTGGTGCCGCGCTGTATATCATCCGGCCTGGTGACGTGCCCGAAGGCGGCGACGTTAATGCGTATTATTCACGCGGTGTTTGTGTGTATTAATCACTGATAACGAAAAGGGTTAAATCATGTTCACGACACAGAAACAAGTCAGGGCGGCATTTTGGGCGGATTTTGAGGCGCGACCGGATTACGTGCCGCAGTTCCGCCGGTCGCAGAATTTGTGCCCTGTTGATACCCGTTGCGCGTTTGTTGATTACGTTGACAGCTTGGCGCGTGACGGTCAGATCAGCGAGGCATTGGCGGCACGCGTCACACTGTAGCCGGTAACGTATAGCGTCCTGAATTGGGCGCTATGCGGTGCGGGTTCCGCGCCATAACTGATAAGGGGTTAATGATGGAAAAAGTTACGCATACGCCAGGTCCGTGGACGGCTAAACCGTTCGCGGTAATGGATGCAGAAAAAACGCAAGGCATTGGTATCTATGTTGGCGATGATTGTCTGTGTGACCTTGTTTATGCACAAGGCTGGAGTGAAAAACAAGTGCAAGCTAACGCCCGACTAATCGCAGCGGCACCGGAATTGCTGGCGGCATTGAAATTACTGCTTAACCGTGCATCCGTCCTGGATCAATCCGCCACACATGACGGCCTGCAAAACATTGACGCATTAGTGGCGGCACGTATGGCAATTGAAAAGGCGATGGGTTAATCATGAAAATTACCGAAAAAGATATACAAAACGCATCTTATGATTTTACGGAATCCGAGGGTTTCCGTCATGGTGCGCGTTGGGCGCTGGATCAGGTTTCTGCGGATTCTGACATTAACGCGGAATTGCTGGCGGCATTGGAAGATGCCAGAAATGTGCTGGCATTGGCGATTACTAAATTTGGCGATGAATCAACAGATAACGAAGATAGCCAGGATGATGTTAACGGACTATTAACAAGGATTGACGAGGCAATCGAAAAAGCCAGAGGGGAATAATCATGCAAAAAATCACAGTTACAGTGCCCGACAATATCCACATTTCAATCATTGCCGACGCACTGGCGCAATTGGATGCCGGTATCACTGTTAAACCTGTCGCCAAGCGTGCCGGATCACGCCAGGATTCACCGGATAGCGTGCCGGAGTATGTCGGCATGGCTGATCTGGAATATCGGCGCTATTGCGACCAGGACACGGAAGGCGCGGTATATGATCCGCACAGCGAACGATGGTATTTGCCGGAAGTGATGGACGGCGTATCTGTTGATAAGGCGATCCGTAAGCTGATGGCGGAAGTTCGGAAGGGGCAGAATTCGGATGGGCGCGATAAATCCGTTTATCCGTCGCTGTATAACGGACTGCCGTTAGATACTGACAGCTATATCCGGCGTTTTTGTGGCGCATTGCATCATGTTAGCGCGGATTATGTTTGCGGGGTGACAGCATGACAACCTGGGCCATTGAATACGCGCATAACCCGAAAGCTAGTTACAAGCGATCAGTAACAAGTAATAACTGGACGCTTGCATGGTCGATCTGGTGCGCGATTGTAGCGCGTGACGGTATGCGCTATCGGTTTAAACGTAATAACCTGATAATTGCGAGGAAAAAATGACGCGCAGAGTTCAGCGAGGCGGATCAGGTAACATTCTGCTATCGGTAGTCATGGCGATACTGTCGGCACTGTTTAACGGCGGGAGGAAATGATGTTTACAGACTATAAACGGGTTAAGGTGTTTTATCCGATGAAACTGTCGGACATGATTGGCGAGTTTATCGCTGCTGGTTGTGTGGTCGCATTGCCAATCGTTCTGCTGTTTATCGCGGAGGTGCTGAAATGAAAATCCTAGCATGGCATTTTGTAAATGATAAATTGCGTGATGGTTCACCGATACCCAAGAATGGCGTATGGCTGAAGCACAAAGGCGAAGCTGTTATCTGCGAATCCGGCCTTCACTGGTCGCGTGATCCGTTTGATGCCTTGGAATACGCGCCTGGTTCTACGCTTTGCCTTGTCGAAGTTCGCGGAATTATCGCTGAGCAATCAGACAAGGGCGTAAGTCTTGAGAGAAAGATTATCGCAAGAATGGATGCTACAGAAATGCTCAGGTATTTCTCAAGGATGCAAGCTCTGTCAGTTATTCACCTGTGGGATGCGCCAGATTTGGTTTGCGATTATCTAATGACTGGCGATGAAATTATTAGGGCTGCGGCGTGGGCTGCGGCGAGGGATTCGGCGAGGGATTCGGCGTGGGCTGCGGCGAGTGATGCGGCGAGGGATTCGGCGTGGGCTGCGGCGAGTGATGCGGCGAGGGATTCGGCGAGGGATTCGGCGTGGGCTGCGGCGAGGGCTGCGGCGTGGGCTGCGGCGAGGGATTCGGCGAGGGATTCGGCGTGGGCTGCGGCGAGAAAAGACTTTAACGAACTGGTTAAAGACTGTTTTTCGGATTATCTGTAATGACGCTAACAAATGCCATGCGCGACTATCTGAGAGCGCCAGAGACTGCCATGATGCCGTATTACGATATGGTTATGGGTTTTATTCGGAAGTTTGAATTGAAACCCGACCAGGCAGGGCGATTGCTGGCGCAGTGGATCAGGGAAACGGTATGATTAAACAGCCCGAAACGCTACCGGATAGCTGGCCGTTTCCCGTTGACGGTCAGCCGGTAGCGGTGCCGGTGCCGGTTAAATCCAGGACGGTTAAAACGGTTAAACGCAAGCGGGCTAAACGGTTTCCCGACGATGTGCAGGACGCGCCTTACTGATAACCCATATAATCGTCAACCAGTTTTATACGGATTCCGGTAAATCCGCGTCCACTAGCATTGCGGTATTTGCTGAACCCGCGATCCTCTAGTTTCTGACTGAATCGTTTTTGCGACGGACAGAACTCGCCGTTTTTGTCTGTCCATCTCTTAAACGATTCATATATTTCTTGCGACGGGGTTCGGCATCCGTCTGCGAGTTCAATGCAATCGTCCAGCCATGCGCCGATGGTATCCTCGCCGGTAAGGTAATCGTCGGTTGAACTGGTAATCACGTCGGGCCGTTTTAATCCCTCTTGCGCCCACAGAATAGCGCCCTGGATCATCCAATGCAGGATAGCAGGGTATTCTGCCTTGAGTTTTTCCGGCAGGTCTAGCACGCGGTTTTCCTGCGGTATGCTGCCCGACCATTCCAGCATGTCGATCCGCCTTCTCATTTCCTCGCCAACGGAGCGCAGGGCCGGTTTATGGTTGCCGACGAATACCAATTTAAACTGCGGCTGGAATTCAAACGTCGATTGGTGCATGTGACGCGCTGCAATCTTATCGCGCCCTGTTAGCTGTTTGATGCGCGATTCATTCCAGCGTGTGCCGTCCTCAGTCTCCGATGCCGTTACTAGCCTAGCGCCGACTAAACGGGCGATTTCCTCTGAGTGTTCGCTGCGATCCTTCGCCGTAAACGATTCGATTTTAGCGGTGCGGCAATAGTCGCCCATGATTTCGACGATTGGCGTGAGGAATTTTGATTTACCACCACCGCCAGGGCCATGTATAAATAAAAACCTTTCCTCGCGGGTGTCACCAGTCAGCAAGTATCCGCACCACTTTTGGATAAATTTTGCGACGTTTTTATCGCCTTTATGCGCCCTTGCCAGCACGCTATCCCACCACGGATGATCGCCTTCGACGGGTGCGACTGCTGTTTTTTTGCTGATAAGCTGCTCACGCGATGCGCCGATGGATTCGCCGGTTTTTAAGTCAATGATACCGGCAGGGGTGCCGAGTAAAAACGTATTCGCGTCCCAATCGTCGGCGGCTGTGGCGCATTTCGGATTCGCACCGGCTAGCGTGTTGATGGCGTTAAAGTTTTTTATCGTGCAGATCCGGCCACGCTGCGAAGGGGTGAGTTCCCGCGCTTCGGCCTGCATTTCGCGGCAATGCTCGTCGATCACCCACGTCATGCTGTTTTTCTGATCCAGAACCCATGTCGTGCCATCCCACTGATGCCATGCACGCCATTTCGCGGTAAATCGCCAGTCCTCGCCGTGTTTTTCTACCCATGATCGGGCCATACCGGACTCGCTGAATTCTGGCGGGAGTTCGGCTTCGGCTTCGATTTCCTGGATTTTCGGCTTTCGGACAGTATTGCCTTCAACGACACCGAGGCTAGGCTTCGATTTAACGGGTGCTGGCTGCGTCGGTGCAGGTTTAGGTGTGTCTGCGGCTGTCTGGACTGGTTCCGGTGCTGCTGTTGGCGTTTCTGGCTGAATATTAGGATATTCTAATACTCTGGTTTTCGCCCATTCCCACGTAGTTTCCGGTGTCCAGCCGGTAGCATCGGCTAAATCCCATGCTTTCGGTGTGGGTGTTCCGTCCGGCTGCGTTTCAACGTCGATGCCCTTAACCTTTTCCGCCCCGTTGGCGTAAAGGTATGCAGCGACCCGTTCCATAGCCTGCCGACCAGCATCGTCGTTATCAGGAATTAGCACGACTTTACGGCCTTTTAGCAGCGTCCAGTCAGCCTTTGCTACGGCATTAGCGCCACCAGGCCACGACAGGACAAGGTGATTGGGGAATAGTCGCGTAGCGGCATCGGCGGTTTTCTCGCCTTCGACCAGAATAACCTGCTTATCGGTGCCACCAGTAAATTCCAGTTTTTCCTGCCCGTATAACGGTCGCGGTTCGCTAAAGTGTCCGCATGACCATTCCGGTGCTTCATGTTCGGCGCGGCTTCCCCATGTCCAGCACCTGATTTCCTTGCGTTCGCTATTCGCGTATCGAGAAACATAGCCAAGCGGCTGACCATCCAACGTGCGATACCTCCACACGGTTTCCGGCTGACCCAATCCCTTCAGTTCCATGTTGGGCATCAGGTTATCGGCTGGCGGTGCGAACGTGCGGCGCGGCGGTGCTTTTTTCAGTTCGCGTTTAACCACAGGCTTCGGATCTGGCATCGCATTATCCGCGCCAGTCAGTTTTTTGCACGCAGCAACAAAGTCGATCTGCTCGACGTGCATCAGGAAACCGATTGCAGTCTCATGGAACCCGCACGCGAAACAGTGAACGAATTGTTTTTCAGGGACGACGTGCATCGACGGATTGCTGTCCGTATGCGCGACACATAATCCCTTGTATTCGCGCCCGTCCGGTTTCAGTTCGACGTATCGGCTGACCAGTTCGACTAGATCCGTGTTCGCCAGTATCGCGTCTGTATCGAATTTTTTTTGTTCTGTCATTTTAAAATTCCCCATTGGTCGGCCATAGCATCGGCTATACCTTGAAATGTTTTCCTGCGCTCTTTCCAGCGATTAGGGCTAGGCGGCATTTTATGTATTCGCGCCTCTCTGCCATCAACAATGTTTGACGGGTGCAATTTAGGCAGATTTTTAAGCCATAAGCATGTTGCTTTTGTTTCTCCATGCCCAAACTGCCACGGCTGAATAATCTGATCTGGTTTGCGGATTTTGCTGGATATGATACTGATCGGATTTTCCAGTGCTATATGATCAATGGGTGCTGTAAGTAGTGCATGGACAAATTCAAGCGCCCATGCCTGCTCGACTTGCTTATCCTTAAACCATCGCGCACCAGATACGGCTAAGTGAGTGCATGGCGGGTGAGCGATCATCAAATCCCATCCATCACCTAAAACAGCCATCACATCACCCTGAATATGCGGCCCTGGCTTTTCTGTCGGCAGCAGATCGCAGCTTACGGCATCATGCCCTCGCTTAATAAAGGCATCGCGCACAGTTCCCGAAAACTCACATGCTACTAATATTTTCATATCCGCCAATCAGAAAAAAAGAGGGCCAGCATCGGCCCTCGTTAAAAACGGCGACGATCAGCAGCCTCGTTTACCTTTACCAGTTTTGCCTTTACCTTTTTTCATCGGTTTCACAGAATCACCCCCTTTCTATCGTGCCAACATCGCCAGATTGCGACCGGCGTAAATGTCATACGATCCCTCTGCCATAGGCTTAAACTCAGGAACATAACGGCGCGGCATCTCTTTTTTCTTCGGCACGACTTCTTCAATCATGCCATCAAACGGTTTCAACGAATAAATACATTTCGGATTACGTTCTGTGTAACTTCTAATCCTATAAACATCACGCATACCGAAAATTGCGTTACTGACTAGCCGCACTTCAACGCCGATTTCGGCGGCTATTTCATGTGCAAACATTTCCTTTTTTGTTTCCAGCACTTTCAAAATTTTATTGCGTAACCCGTTACGTTTAGCCACGATAGAATCCCTCCACAGTAAAAGAAAAAGTTTCTGCTGGTCTACCTGCTTTGATACGCGCCTTCATTTGTTCGTCCGTTTCCGTTATCGGATACGTTACGAGAATAGTTGAGGGTTTGGCAGATTCCGCTGCCCTCTCAGCGGTCGGGGGTCGGGCGAACGCAGCCCCGTCTACGGTTATCGGATCTGCCATCCTACACACCTAGACGTTTAAACTCTGAAATTACATCGTCAACGCAAGTAGCAATCAACCCAATCCCGCCACAATGCCTAACATATTCCACGTAATTCATCTGCTCCTGCTCCCTCTGATCTTTTGGCTTCGTCCAGCCTGGACGTTTAACCTCAACTGCGTAATACCTACCATCTGTAAGCATTCCGCAAACATCAGATTTCCGCATTTTGCGACCCTTGTGATCGCGGCTATAAAGAATGTGAAACCTTACAAAATACTTATCAGACTGAATTGCCCCACTGTTAATTCTCTCAACAATGGCAACACTAGGATGATGACAAAGAAATTTTATAATATCCCTTTGCGGCTCAGATTCCAATGGCTTGTTAGATTTTTTTCTTGGGCCACGCGTCACCTTTTCTTTGACTTCCCGCGTCGCACCATCTGGAGTCGTCTTGCCTGACATCAAGCTGTAGTAGTCCATTGCCTTATTATTCGCCCTAATGGTATCCGGCAGCGATGGCTTGAAACCTGGCTTAAATCGTGAGTTCGTCAATTTCAGCCCTTTCAAACGCCACATTCCATACCCGCGCCAATTCGCAATTATCAATCTTCGGCAGGATCTTCGGCGGCTCTGGTTTGTATTCGACCGCAAAATAAGCAAAATTTCGATGGCCTCCAGTTTTATCCTGCGCCACGTCGCCATCGTTTCGCATCCTTCGTAGGGTCTGCGAAATAATAGCTGCCGGTATATGCGGAAGGATCGAAGCGATTTCGTTTCTGGTCAGTTTTTTACCGTTATCCAGCACGGATTCGATTTGTTCGCGGTAATGGCCGATTGGGGTTTTGAATGTCATGGCAGTTTTGCTACACATTCGACTATGGCGCGGTTTAGGTCTTTGTTAAATATTGATTTATTGTTTTCCCCGTATGCCTCCCATTTATGCGAGTCCGCAGCGCCCCAATTACAGCATATTGTTAGTTGCATTTTCTTAACTAATGCCATTGCTTGCGCGTCATCGTGGAGTGGGTCGTAGTCGTGGCGTTCAGGTTGTTTTGTTCCGTCAGTCCTGAAAAACACGACACCATGAATATCCGTTGATACGTCATAACCCATCTTTTCAGCGCACTTCTTAATCATTTCCAGATCATTCATGTTAGTAATCACTCACTTTCCGTTTTGATAACCTGATTGATTCGCTGGCGTGATACTTTCAATTTCCGAGCAATATCAGCCTGCGAGAATCCCTGTTTGTATAGCGAAACGATGCGCTTTCTATGGAGCGCGGCCTGTTTGAGATACTTCTGATATGGACTGTTCATGGCGGCATCATGCCATGCCAAAAAAATAAATGCAATACCCGTTGACACAAATAAATTTAAGCGTATTATTCGTATCGCAGCACGTCATTAACTACAGGAGATTTACACATGGCAACACGCCTCTATATCGTCGAAGTCGGCACTGAAGTCAAACTGATCGAAGCTGCCAGTAAAGCAGCAGCACGCAATCACGCGCTGAAGGAAATGGCATCTGTCCGTATCGCCAGCGCAAAGGATGCTGCGGAACTGGTCGCTGAAGGCAAGAAAATCGAAGTCGCTGGAAAAGACGAGTAATTTAAACGGACGGCCAGAATAGTCTGGTCGTCCATTCGGGAGGTTACGATGATTAGTTACTACTCAGATATTGTTCAGGGTTCCGATGAATGGCTGGCGGCACGGTGCGGCTTGCTGACTGCCAGCGAAATGAAACTGATCGTTACGCCGACGCTGAAAGCTGCCAGCAACGACAAAGAACGCGCCCACCTGTATGAACTGTTGGCGCAGAGGATTACCAAGCACGTCGAACCACGCTACATCAGCGACGACATGCTGCGCGGCCAGGAGGATGAAATTCAGGCGCGTTTTGAGTATGAAAAAGCATATGGCAAGGTTCTGGAAGTAGGATTCATTACCAGTGACAAATGGGGATTCACGATTGGCTATTCCCCTGATGGACTGGTCGGCAGTGTTGGCCTGCTGGAATGCAAATCACGCGCACAGAAACACCAGATCCGCACGCTAGTCGATTACGTCAGCGCCGATACGATTGACCCTGACTTCATGCTCCAGTGTCAAACCGGCCTGCTGGTGACGGAGCGCAAGTGGATTGATCTGGTGTCGTATTGCGGTGGACTGCATATGGCGACAGTTCGCGTGTTTCCTGATGCGAAGATTCAGGAAGCGATTATTGAAGCAGCAACAGCGTTTGAATCGCGTCTGAATGCGGCGTATGAAAAATACCAGTCGCTGCTGGCATCCGATAAACGTCTGATTCCTACTGAACGGAAAATTACACAGGAGATGATCTAATGACCGACATGCGTAAAGTAATCGTGCCGAAATCAGATCAGCTTAACGCGGACGATCTGATCGGCGGCACCATGACCATCAAGATTACCGGCGTTGACATCAAGGGCGGACAGGAGCAGCCGGTGTCGATTCACTTTGAAGGCGATAACGGTAAGCCATACAAAGCATGTAAGTCGATGTGCCGCGTCATGGTTTCAGCATGGGGGCCGGATTCGTCGAAATACATTGGCCGGTCGATGACGCTGTATCGTGATCCGAAAGTCAAATGGGGCGGCATGGAAGTCGGCGGCATTCGGATCAGCCACATGAGCGACATTGACAGTGACATGACGATGGCGCTGACAGTCACCAGGGCGAATAAAAAGGCATACACCGTGAAGCCGCTGGTTGCCGAGAAGTCGTATGCTGACCAGATCCGCGAGGCAGCTACCGTCGATGATCTGGTTGCTGTATGGTCGTCGATCCCGCGTTCTGAGCAGAAAAACTATCTGGCCGCGAAGGATGCCCGTAAAGCGGAACTGACTTCCGCACCTGCCGCAGCCGCCGAACCCTCTAGCGGCACCGAATTGTAATGCAAGCAGACATTGTTATCGTATTGGTAACTTTCGTCTGCTTGGCGACATTCTATTTTTGGTGGGGAGATTAAAATGAATCTGATAATTTTTTCGTCGTTCTGCATTGGTTTTTCATGCGGTATATTTTTTGCACTGGTGCTGTTATGAGTGCGCGTGCTGGCGATGTTCATGTAATTGAGAAACACGTCAGGAGAATTCACCTGTTGATCGCAGCTTGTCTTGGCGCAATAGCTGTGTTGCTGCCGGATTATTTTATTGATAGATCTGCCGCTAATGTCGAGGATGACGCTATGGTTTCTGCGTGCAAATTGCCGTCACGCGATGGAGAAATGACCGTGTTTATCGTCGAAAACGGGAAAATGAAGTGCTGGAGGTGGCGATAATGGAATGGTGGCAATATTTTGTAATTATGGGCTGTGTTGGTGTTATATTAGTCATTATCAGCGTATCTACGCGCTGGTAACATTATCTAACGGGAGACGATAATGAACAGTATCGCAATGCAAATCGACTACGCTACCGAAGAAATGGCAATGCTTAACCGGCTGCTATTGGCTCGTGCTAATTACCGGAAACTTGATGATGCGCGTGCCGCAACAAAACCTGGCGCTGATCGCGCAATTGCCAACATGAAAGCAATTGACGCATTGGCACTGGTTATGCGGCTTGAACGCGAATACGACGATATGTTTGCGCCTGAACCGCCATCTGAACCGTCGCCAGAGTATTCTGATGTTGCGCCGTTGCATGACTGTGGAGAGACTAAGGCAGAACATGTTGACCGATATATCAAACCCAAACTGATGACCGCAGATGAACGCGCTGACGATCCGCGCAGGGAGCAATCGAAATGAACACGAAACGACACAAACACGCAGACCTGATTCACGCATGGGCGGCGGACTACGCGACACTGAAGTACCCCCAAGAACTCAAGCGTATCCGTGAGGTGCAGGTGCCGGAGGAACCGGAAGAAGTGGCATCGGTTATTGATGGAAATTGGAGTGCAAATTCAGCGTTAAGGACTCGTCAATACATCGACACCCTGCGCGACCTGCTGAAAAAGGAAAGTGCAAGGGCTGACTATAACGGCGAACAATGGGCAGCATCGGCAGAGGCAATACTGGTGGTGAACAAACGCGCCGATGCAGCAGAAGCCACCATCAAAGCCACGTTCGCCAAACTTATCGAGCGAGCGGGGGTGAAGAAATGAAACTCAAGCGAATAGCAGCAATGCCTTTTGCTTTACTGGCTGATGTAGTTAGCTGCGGGAATATCGGCGGCAATCGGTCGTTTACTTAGCAAGTCATGGACGCAGAGAAACGGGAACGAGATACGGAAGAAGCCGTGAAACTGCTGAAACTACTTATCGAGGCATCCAAATGACCACAGACACCGCGCTGGCGCTGCTGGCGGAAGCTGAAGATGCAATTTGTATTTTGTCAGACAGCATACGAGATAGAACCGTAAGCGAGTATTACTCTAATCTATGCGACCGCATCACCGCCCTGCTGGACAGCGGCGGGTGGATTTCGGTGAAGGATGGATTGCCTTTGGTTGGTATGTCTGTTTTGGTCAGCGAACCGAATCGACCTGTTGAGAAAACATGCCATGACGGACGAGATTGGGTGTTGCCGCACAAATCAAAAGTAACCCACTGGCAACCGTTACCGCCCCTGCCGAAAGGAGAGATTAAATGATAAGCATTGATGAACAGATAGCGTATCAACGTGAGCCATGGGGAAGCGGAGAGCATGAAGTAGCCATCCTCGCCACCCTGCAATCCATCAAGGACGCGGGTGATGCTGTGGTGGAGCCTGAATACTTAATTAGACTGCGAAATGCACTCAAGGGGTTCAAGTCTGACGGTGCATTCGCCGGAGATAAGGATATTGTTGACTACATCGACTCCCTGCGCGACCTGCTGCGGCGGGAGACTGCAAAACATGAAGGTGCTGCCGATGGCTGGAAATACTGGCGTGAACGCGCCGAAGCAGCAGAACGCCAGCTCGCCGCGATGCTGAAACTTGGCGAGAATCCGAGCGAGAGTGTGGTGGCGGTTGGTGTGGTGCGTATGCGTATTGGTTATCCGGCAAGCAGTGTTTTTACAGCCATGTTCGCCAAACTTATCGAGCAAGCGGGGGTGAAGAAATGATTGATAAAGAAACCACAGAAAAGTATTACGCAGAATTTATAAAGTCTCTGGCAAAAGCAATCGACGCAGCCATCAAGGAGCAATCACATGACTGATATTAAGCCGGTGGCGTGGTATGACGACGACCTAGAAATTCACTATGGGCCGACACATCCAGTTTTCACAGTTACCGGATGGCAACCACTCTACCCCGAATCCGCCCTACTCCAAGCGCGAGAAGAAGGAAGGCTGGCGAGGATGCGGGAGGCATTTCTAGCTGGATACGAGACGGCCCACAATCACACGGTAGAGGGTGCGTATGCGCCTGAACTGTCTGCCGATGATTACATTGATGAATCACCCGCGCAGCGGAGGGTAAATGAAATTCACAGACACTCTTAAAGAGTTAGAAGCGAAGGCCGCTGCATCGTTGAGCATTGACGATATGGAAAATTTTAACAGTTACCTCCGCAACCACGCCCAAGAAATAATCAATCTGGTGGAGGCGGCGGAAGATGTAAGTAATGGAGACATATCTATACATGAGAAAATTATTTTATCGGAAGCATTGGCCGCGCTGAATAAGGAGAAAAACACATGACCAGACTTGAATTCCTTCTGAAGGCCTTCGCTACCAACACCGAGCAGATGAAGGTTACGCTGGACACTCAGCAGACGATAGTGGACACGCTGGAATACATACGGGAGAAGAAGGAGTGGGTCGGGCTGACGGATGAAAAGATTGAGAAGTTGCTGGATGAGATGTCAATTGGCTGTTGCGCTAGAGATGTGCGGGTTGTTCAAGAAAAACTGAAGGAGAAAAACAATGGTTGAAATGAGATGGTTAAAGAAAACAGAAGTCTTAATGAATCGACCGGATGACAGTCCATTGGTTGAGGTTACTACTGAGGTCTTGCAGTATCGCCAGCATATACCGGAGTTTGGTTGGTCTGAATGGATAGACGTTCCCACTGTGACGGAGGGATGATGTATATAACCTGGTTCCTAGTTATATTATCCGCATCAAGAGTTCCATACGAATTGGAATTTAAAACGGAGTCTCAGTGCATTACCCAAAAATCAAGGCTTGCAGTTGAATCGCCGTGGGTATTGGCAAGATGCGAATACAGAGTAATCAATTAAGAGGATCACTAAAATGAAACGCTTTGACATTTACGAGCAACTGAAACCGCTGCGCATCGGATCTGACGACGACGGGGCTGTTTACGCTGCCAATCTGAAGCACCACGGATACCTGGACTGCCATTCAGCACAAGAGGCTATCCGACTGTCACGGAAGATTATCCGGTGGCCGGTTGTGCAAGAGCGACATTTTTCGATTATTAACTAATTACCGATTTTTAATCGCGTCAGCAATGTTTGGCGCTATTTTTTCCACACTTCTGCCGACCACATATCCGCCGAGGCCAAATTCAACGATTGACCACAGTTTGATGTATTCGGCTTCAGCAAGATTCGGTGCGGCCCATCCGAACCAACGCGCCACGATCAGGCAGAGAAACACCAACATGGTTATCGGTCGCCAGTTTGCTGCCAGCCAATGCGACGATGCCGCCTCTGCCTGGATGATGGATGCCGCAGCAGTCTCGATCTGCTGCTGGTGCTGCATCAACTGAACCAGCACCTCTTGTTCGGCTTTGGCTTTCTGTTCAGGATCTGGAAACAGATTACCAACGACTTTTCCGAGTATTGGTGCCAGTGCTGGTATCAGTAGCTGTAGCATTTCATTCTCCTATATTTACAACACAATCCCAACACTGGTGCCCTTTTCGTTGATCGTCAGAATCTGATAGCGCGGCCCGTTTACACGCAGCCCGACATGCACCCACCGCCTGAACTCGTATATTAGCTGGTCGATGCCCAATTTTTCCACATGCGGCTCTAAGGCGCGGCAAACGTCGTATGGCGTTCCCCATCCTGGACAGATAAAATCGGTCGCCAGTCCCTGCACATGGGCGCTGGTATGCTTGCTGCCGATGGCTGAATTCAGTTCTAGGCAACGGTATCCGCTGCTGACGGCGATTTTATTCTTGCCCAAAATAACCCTGATTTCCTCCATGACTGCTGCCATGCGTTTCAGGTTATTGATTATCAGTATTTCCTTCGGCGTATTGTCGATCCCGTTTCTGGCTGCTGTTTCGCTGGTTGTGTATTCGGCCAGCGTGAAGTGTTCTGATAGGTTCATTTTAATATCGCCATAACAAGACCAATATTTGCCACGGAATATCCGGCAAAACATATCGCCATTCCGTGCCGTCCGTTTATGAATTCACTGATTGCCACGCCCAAATAAATCAGCGTTACAAATCCAATTAGTGTGGCGCTCATACTTTGATTATCTCCCCTCTAAATTGGAAACTTTCGTCATCCCATTTCAGCGCCAATTCCGGTTGCAATAATTCCCAATTTTTATATGTCAAAATTGCCAGCGCAGATTGCCACGAAGTTTTGCT